TTTTTTTTGGGTATAATATAAAAGGAGTAATATTTATGCAGTACGCCGATAAGGATAATTATCCTACTATCTATAGCCTAATGGAGTATGATGTTGGGTTTAGAAAACTATTCTATCCATATATCTTCGGAATTATGGCAGATAACCATCTTGAGGCCAACGAATACGACTTTGAAATGTTTAAGATTATATTCATTTCAACTATGGTTATTATCCAAAATTATTATACTTCCGACCTTATCAAGAAGTATGAGGAAGATATCAGAGGCTTATATTTCGCATATTTCAAGGTTCGAACAATAACCAATGTTGGGCAGGACGGTATTGATAAGATTACGACTCGTATTCGTACTAAGATTACAGACTTTGATTTATCACCAACTGATGCTGACTTTGAGAATTGTATCGAGATGGTGAAAACGGATATGCCCAGAGTCAACAACCACGATACATGGGATGTTATTGTATACAAAATGGAATATTTCCGTGATTGCTACTATAACATAATCCGAATTTTACATCAAGCTAAAGGAGGTAATTGATGTCAGAAAGTACAGCACGTATCGCACAAACCAAGAACCGTGAGCTGCGTCTTAAAAAGATGAACGACCTATCTTTTATCCATTTCATCACAACTGAAGCTGTTGTCTTGCTATATTTAACACAATATATGATGGAAACAGCTGAAGAATGGGTTGACTGGTGTACTGAGGAGTATGGCGGTAATTGGTATTGTGGTCATAACTTTGCACAACTAGGCACAGACCATAAATCTTATATTGAAGAGTCAATCAAAAACGCAAACAAAATTCTTGATGAATTCATTATCGAAGGAGGAAATGAACATGAAATTTAACCTTAAAATCAAAAACCAAAATAAACTATTGTTGATTATCGCTGCTATTGCTACTATTGGTGTCATTGCTTGTGGTATCTGGTATTTTATCCCTCACCCACCGCATGCGGATATTGTAACTCTAGAAGATGCTAAAGATTTCAAGAAAGCCGAAGACTGGTATAAGGTCACACGCTGGGAAGTCGTATCTGTCGATATGTCTGCCTATGATAAAAGTAAAGACGAATACGGATACTTCGGCAAGGTAACCCTCAAAGGGGCAGGAGACCCTGTATATGCCGCGCTTACCAAGAAAGATGGCGGCGAAGACTATTCTATCGAGGAAGGCGATGTTGTATATGCCAAGACCTCTAACCTCGAAAAGAATTTCCTATTCGGTAATATGGTTACAGGCGACATCTTATATATTGAAAAAGGAGGAGCAAAGAAATGAGTAACGAAATCCTATTATTCCCTAACAATGTAATTCTGGTCAACGCTTTGTATCGTACAGGTATATGCTACAATAGACAAGATGATACCGGTATCGCCCTTAATCTTCTACCTATCAGCGCTAATGACCATATTGAAGATGACTTGGATATTATGGAAGATATCGCCGAATATCTATTCCAGCTATATTTGAAAGATCCTAAGATTGCCGCTAAAATCAAGCGGCCTCGTTATTACTATAACGACATGTATAAACGCTGGATCATCACATTTGAGTTTAAATAAAAATTTTACATACCACTATATAGAACAAATAAAAAGGAGGACATTAATATGTCAAAAGTAAAACAATTGAAAGAAGCAGAAACTACTGAAGTTATTGAAAATGCAGAGGCTGTTGCCGGTAGCGTATTTGAAAACTTGTCAGATGAAGAGAAAGCTAAGCTTCTTGCGATGGTTGACCAACAACCAGTTGTTGAAGAGAAACAAGGAAAAGCTAAACAAGCTTGGAATTGGGTCAAATCTAACAAATGGAAAATTGGTGGAGCTATTGCAGGAGCTGCCCTTATCGGATTCCTTGGCAAGAAAGCGTACGATGCTGGTATGCCTGCAGAATTCGATGCCGATGTAATTGACGGCGACTATGAAATTGCTGAACTTGAAGAGTATGAAAATACTCCTGAAGTTGTTGAAGAGACGGAAGTTGTAGAGTAATCTACACTTCTTTCTTTTTTTTTTTTGAAGGAGAACTTGATGAAGAAAACATATTTGGATAAATATTTCTACGATATTGTAAACCTAGACGACCACCGCTATTCAATTGTAATTGACCCAATCGGAGACCAAGAGTCAACCGATCTATTGTTGCGACTTGGTACGACTAACAATTTTGCATCCATTGAAGGCATGGGTATTAAGATTACTAACCATACAACCCTTGCTTCCGAACGAAATCCTGGAAAACTATCAATCGAATTCGAAGCATATTCGCTTTAAAAAATTTACCATGCACTATATAGAAAGGAGACCCCTTGGAGTACTTGGTGTACGTTGAGAGCACATGAGTAATTGCAAGGCGCTGGTTTGATTCCAGCAGGAAACAAGGAAGGTCTACTTTCATTTTTTTTTTTTGAAAAGGAGAACATATGACCGAAACTAACTACAACGACATTCAAGCTACGAATGTTGCTAAGCCTCAAGAAGCTACACCCAACGATGGAAAAGTTGATGTGGCTCAGCGTCAACCGAAGAAAGCTCTTGTTAGCTCATCTACCGAACCACTCAAGCCAAGCTTGATGACTCGATTGGTTAAAGGTCTTATTGGGCCTAATGGTGTACGTGCTATTTTTGGATATCTTGGTCGTGAGGTTATTGTGCCTGCGATTAAAGATACGGTTGTAAACTCAATCACAACAGGTGTGAATATGGCTGCTTATGGCGAAGACCGTGGCCGATACAACAACTCACCTGGTTGGAATAACCCTATGCGTAGTAGCGGCGTTCAAGGTAGTCGTACCTATACAAACTACTCAAGCGCATATCATCCAACAAGCGTTATTGAACCGCAACCTGTAAACAATCCTGGCCGTGTCAAGGAAATCTACCTGTTTACACATAATGATGCTAAAGTTGTCTTAGACAGTCTTAATAGCGATATCATGAACTACGGCTATGCTCGTCTTGCTGACTACTACGATTATGCAGGTCAGCCTAGCACAAACTACACGGATAACTCATACGGTTGGAGAAACCTCAATAGCGTCCGCATTATTCCTGTCCGCGGTAAATACACACTTGCTTTGCCGCCTGTAGAAGTTATTTAAGAAAGGTGTCTATCATGGAAGTTATTATTAATATTTTATTGAGCATTTGTGTTGTTTGGACTATCGTATCGGTTTTATTTTTATTATTTTTAAATAGACCTTCTGTTAAAAAACATATCAGCGATTATATTGCAAATAAAATGGCCGATCGTATTTCAGATATTGTATATGGTGAAAATTGTGTAAATCGTAAAAACACAAACCATATTTATCATTAATTAAAAGGAGAAATCACAATGAACAAGAAATTTTTACTTAATGCTGTTAAAATCGTCGCTTTTGGTGTAGTGCCATTTATGGTTGAAAACGGAAAGAAAGCTTTGGATAAAGCTCTGGAAGCTACTGAAAAGGTGGCTAAGGAGGACTAATATGTTAAGTCTGATTTTAACTATTTTATTCTTTGCCCTACTTGGGTTTATCGCATACATTATTATTAAGTTTGCATTTGTTATTGGTTTATTCAGTGTTGCATGCTGGATTGCGGATAAATTATTTAAATAAAAGGAGTATTTACACTATGGCTAAATGGAATTTGGAAACATTTAAGGAAAATATGGAAGTTCTTGCGTTTAATTACAAGAAGAAAGAACCGCTTATTATGGTCGCTGCCGGACTTGTTGGTTTCGGTGTTACCGCTGTCCTTGCGTATAAGGCAAAAGACAAAATCAACACGATTGTTGAAGATGTCGAATATCTGCGTGAAAATGATATGCCTGTACCAATCGGTGACACAATCCTACGCACAACCAAAGCTCTTGCCCCTGCTATCACTGCCGGTGCTTTATCTACCGCCGCTATTCTTCGCTCATACCATGTCTTGACTGGACGTAATGCATTGCTTGCTTCTGCACTTGCTACAGCTACTCAGGCTAACCACCGTCTGCGTAAGCAAATTCGGGAACAATATCCTGATGACCCTAATGCGCAATTCATCGGTGAGCGCCAAGAAACCTTAGCTGGCCCTGAAGAGGAAGGTAAGGAAAACCCTAAGAAGGTTACCACTGTAACTGCTGACGAATGCCAATGGATGGAATATGCGCTATTCAACAAATCCGCGGAATTCGCTAAAGATGACCTGAACTACAATCAAATGTTTATCGCGTCTATTGACAACGCTTTATCTGAAAAGCTTCGTCGTCAAGGCTTCCTGACTTTGACAACTGTTTATGACGCATTGAAAATCCCCCTCACTCGTCCACAACGTCGTGCTGGCTCTGAGCTTGGCTGGACTGATCATGACTTATTCGCACTTGATACGCATGTGGTTATGGTGCGTGACGAAAATGGATACGCATATCCTGTACCTGTAGTCGAATTCGAACCTGTCCGTGATATCACATCAAGCGTTGACTACGCTAGTGATATTTCTGACTACTTTATCTAAAAGGAGAACAAACATGAAAACATCTGACATCATCAAAATTGGCGCTGGTATTTTCGGAATTATCAATCTCGGATATGTCGGCTATTCTTTAGTTAAGAACTACAAGGACTACAAGAACCAAACTGGCGCTTATGCTCCTGAACAACCTGAACAAGAAGTTACTTCGCAGATCGACTTGTTTGACGGCATGGAAGCTGGGCTTGAAGAAGTTGAGCCTGAAATCGTGGTTGAAAACAAACCTAAACGCAAAATCAAGAAATCTGTATGGATTGGCGTAGGACTCTTGTCTGTTGCTGTTATTGGTGGATATTGCTATGGATACAAGTCCGCTTGGCGTAAAGGACAAGGTCTGCTTAAGGAAGAAGAACTCAAATACGACCTGCTTGGTGTTGAGTATGATGATCTCAAAGCGCATCTTTCAGATACTATTGAAAAGTATGAAACTACTGTAGAAAAGGTTTCATCTAACGCTTTGGATATGTTGCTTCCTAATCAACTTGAAACACGCTGGATTACAGTGAATGATGAAGGTTATGCTCATTCCAACTACACCCCTAAGGTTACTGACGACCATTCCGCTGAAGATATTGCGGAAGCCGTTAAATCCACATGGGAAAAACTCTACGAGCCCGTGGTAGTTGTACCTGCTGTTGAAGAAGCTTAATCTTATTTAGGATATAGAGAGTAAAGGACTAGGCCGGACAACTTCGAGATTCCCGGTCTTCCACTATATCCTCAGGAGGTACATTATGAGTGATATTACAATTGGGCTACAAAGCCAAGAAAAAGTCGTGCTTAATTACGACGAGGACAATGACAAATTCTCAGTTGCTGTTGAGGATAACTACGACTCAACAATGAGTGTAGAATTAACTGAAGAAGAACTTAATATGGTTAAGGGGTGTATCCAAGCCATTCTTGAAAGGAAATAATATGAATAAGGAAAAAGTAATTCTCGGTGCGGTAGCTGCGGTAGCTACGGCCGGACTAGGTTATTTCATATTTAAACTAGTGAAAGAAGCGCAACGGCAAATTGCTGAAATCAAAGAAGAAGCCGAGCGCGAAAAGGACGAACTTAAGGATATTATTGCCAATAAAGACGTCCAACTAGAACTTATGGAAGAAAACCTATCCCAGCTAACATCTGGCACAATTGACGAAAACTGGGCAATCGCAGAAGCACAAATCGCTCAGGAAAACGCAGAACTTGAAGAAATGCGTGCTCGTCAACAACGCAATATTTTCACAGACAATCCGGAGGCTGCCGATATCCACTCTCCCAGTGAGGAAGAAGATTATCATGCAGGCGCTCAACAAACAGCCGAAGAAGAAGTTGTTCACCACAATGTCTGGCAAGAAAACGAATACTTTAATACAGGAGAAGCTGATATCCCGTATTTCATCATCGAATCAGCTAAAGAATTGAAAGGAAATGAAGGACAATCCATGCGACATGATACAGACCCTAACAGTGTAGCGGCCTGGGAACAATACAAAGCCGTAATGATTAGCGAGCTTTACGATGACGGCCCTACTGTAGCAAACGATACTTCCAACCGGTATAATTTAGGTATCCTTGTTACTACATCTAACCTTGATGCAATTATTGACCGCTTCTCACAACTACTTGAAGTGAACGACACCAAGGTTGTACAACCATATAATGCGTTTGACAACAATATCTTTGAGGAAGTTTACGAACGCCGTGAAGACTTCTTCGGCCCAGACGCATATTACTCAACTACGCAATTCCCAGTATCCTTTGGCGAAATCCTCTATGAATTCGCTCAGAAATTTGTAGGCGATACTGAAGCAGGAACTCCGCTCGCATTTATTACTTATATGATGCATGAATCTGGCATCCTTGACTGCGAAAACATCGAACAACAACTTCTCGTAATCGCTAAGGTTATGGAACACCGCAACGTTCAAAATATCGGAAACGGTATGAAGAAGCTTGGTATGTTCGGTCGTGTGGTAGACTCAGGTGTTGCTGAACTTACTGGACACGAAATCCGCCTGTTTACAGAATACAATGAATTCATTGGCCGCGCTTCAACATTCGAAGAAGAATGGAAAGCACAAAACGGCTTCGACGATGACGACGAATTCTAAGGCGGTGCTGTATGGAAAAGGAGTATATTGAAGTAACATATTCCTTTACTGGTGAAGACTATGTTAAAGAGGTTATCCCTGCTGAGCAATACAAGGCTTTCAAGGAGGCATTTCTTAATAACACAGTATTTGTTTTTAAATACGATAGAAAGTCACCAACATACCGCTCAGGCTTGAATATGAAAATGATTGATATGTCGAAGGTTGTTTGGATAGGATATTAGAGGAGAATTATATGACGGACAGAAAACCAGATTTCTTTAACATTACAGTTGAGGAATTGTCTGGCCCAAATCGTAAAGCCGATGCCGTTATTTCCGCTGATTTCACATATCTAGATAACCAAGGAGGAGACGTTAAGGATATTGTTGTAAAAGGTGGTAGCTTTTATGCAATGTGGACTGGTGAGAATTGGTCAATGGAAAAGAACGATGTTGTTCGGGTTGTTGACCAATATATTTCCAACAAGTTCCACGAGTTGAAAGCTAAGGGATATGAGAAAGTATCTGTTAAATTCATGCAAAACGCAGGCTCAGGACTTATGCGTAATTTTGTCAAGTATTGTGAAGACGCACCAGAGTCCCTTCAAGTATTTAACAGTAAAATCTTATTCCAAAACCATAACGTTACACGGGAAGATTATTCTACTTTCCAACTACCTTATACACCAACACCTCAATCAACTCCTGCATTTGACGAACTTTCTTCTATATTATATGCGCCAGACCAACTTGATAAAATCTTGTGGTGTCTAGGTGCCTTATTTACAGGAGAGATTGTTAATATTGAGAAATTCTTATTCTTATATGGCCCAGCGGGAACCGGTAAAGGAACAATAATTAAAATCATCGAGATGTTGCTTGGGCAATATATTGGTGGTATCGACTTGAAACAACTGACAAGTGGTTCGGAGTATGCGACAGGAACTCTACAAGAGTTACCATTGTTGATTGACTCGGATACAGACTTGAGTCGAATTAAGAACGATACGCCATTACTTAAGATTACATCTCATGAAGAAGTATTTGTACGTAAGCTATATCAAAGACCATATCCCGTAACATTTAAAGGTCTTATCATCACTGCATCAAACCAGCGTGCGCAATTCCGTGACTCAGACTCTGGTATTGTCAGACGTCTGCTTAAGGCGGTACCAACAGGTCATCTTATTGCTGGCCCAAGGTATAAGGAACTGATGAACAATATCCAATTCGAGTTAGCCGGAATTGCACAAAAATCCATTGATACATTTTCTCGTTTAGGCGCATTCCACTACGCTAACGATATTGATGTTGAGATGCTGGAATACGGAGACTCTATATTTGAGTTTGTCCGTGAGAATGTGTTGATGATGCAGAACGACCCAACTTTATCTGAAGTAGAGTTGCTCTATAAAGGCATGCTTGAAGACAGAGGTTGGGATATAAACGGGTATAAGAACCGTCTGCGATTAGGCTTACAGCGATTTTTCGAAACTTATACTAAAGACACGAAAGACGGTGAAGGAAACCGTAAACGTGATTGGTATAGAGGTTTCAAGTATGAAGAGGCATTTCCTGAAACTAAGTCAGTGCCAGAGTCCAGCGATAAACCTAAGATTGATTTGACTATGGGTCGAGTTACATCTAGGTTTGACCTTGAAGGACGTGACTGGCCTGCTCAGTATACCAACAAGGACGGAAACCCTCTGAAGAAGTGGGACTCAGTAACAACGACGTTAAAAGAGATAGACCCCACTAAACTACACTTTGTCCGTGTTCCAACCGAACATATTATAATTGACTTTGACGCTAAGAACGAGAACGGCGAGAAAGACCTTGCTAAGAATCTCGAACTGGCGTCTGCATATCCTCCAACCTACACAGAAATATCGAAGTCTGGTGGTGGTGTCCATCTACATTATTGGTATGATGGAGACCCTACTAAGCTAGCTACGCGTATTTCTGATGACGTTGAAATTAAGGTATTTAACGGAGGGGCATCCTTACGCAGAAAACTCATATCTGCCAATGACCTACCAGTTGCCCATATTTCAAGCGGACTGCCACTCAAAGAGGAGAAGAAGTCAATGTATAAAGACGTTGAACACATTATGTGGACAGAGAAAAAACTTCTTGATTTCATTGACGCATGTCTCCGCAAAGAACACCACGGGGCAACGGCGCCTGAAGTATCGTTTATAGCAAAGGTGCTAGACGATGCATATGATGCTGGTGTTATCTATGATTTGCGACATAAGCAACAAGAAGTATTACGTTTCGCACTCAAGTCGACCAACCAAGCACAACAATGTTTGAAGATGGTTTCTGAGATGCATTTTTATAGAGTACCGGAAGATGAGAGCGAGTCTTATTCTGAAAGTCTCATTTTGCCTGATGAAGATATTGTATTCTTTGACTCGGAAGTATTCTCTAATCTATACATGTTAGGTTGGAAGAAATACGGATTGGAAGTTCCAGAAACAATCTATAAAGGTCTCGAGGATTGTACTAGCTTGACTGAGATTGAGACCATCTTGGTCAACGAGTGGTGGACTACTCACGAGAAAGAAATCGGTATTGAAATCAACCCAGCACCTACTCGTGTACGTCATTTATTTGATACATATCCTATGGTTGGGTTCAACAACTTAGGCTATGATAATCATATTGCTTATGGTCGTATGCAGGGTGATGACGAAATGGAATGTTACAAACGTTCTCAAGGTATCATCGAAAAGAGAGATAAGCGTGCTAAAATCTGGGCGGCTAACGATATCTCTTATGCCGATATTTACGAGTTCCTAGATACTAAGATGTCATTGAAGAAATGGCAGATTAAACTAGGGCTCCGTCATGACGAGTTTGAATATGACTGGACTAAGCCTTTACCTGAGCATGCATGGGGTCGTTGTGCGGCGTATATGCTTAATGACGTAACCTCAGAAGAGGAGTTGTTCAAATCCAAAGACGGGCAAGATGCTTGGAACGCACGTAAGGTATTGGCTGAAATTAACAACCTTTCACCTAACGTCAAGACTCAAACTCAAGCTGAGAAGTTCTTATTTGGCGATGACCCGAATCCTCAAGACAAGTTCAATTGGTATGATCTTGCTGAAGAATTCCCAGGATATACTTTTGATAAGTTCAAGAAGAAGTCTGAATATCTTGGTGAAGATCCCTCAGAAGGCGGTTATGTCCATGCAGAACCTGGTGTATATCAGAACGTTATCGTATTGGATATCGCATCTATGCACCCTCACAGTCTAATTGCCATGAATTACTTTGGTGAATACACACCTAAGTTTGCGGCGCTTGTTGAATGTCGTATGAATATCAAACACGGTAATATCGAAGCGGCCTCTCATGCATTTGATGAGGTAGACCCTGAGCTTGCTGACAAACTCCGTCCATATTTGGAAGGTGGTTCTGTCAAAGGTCTTGCTCATGCGCTTAAGATTATTATCAATATCGTGTACGGTATGACCTCTGCACCATGGCCTAATAAATTCAAAGATCATCGTAACGTCGATAACTGTATCGCAAAACGTGGCGCTTTATTTATGATTATGCTCAAGAAAGAAGTGCAAGAACTCGGATATCAAGTAGCGCATATTAAGACAGACTCAATCAAGATTATCAATGGCGATAAGAAGATTATTGACTACTGTATGAAACGCGCTAACGATTTCAAATACGAGTTTGAACACGAGCATACGTATTCCCGTATGGCCTTACTCAATCGGGCAACTGTTATTGCGGAAATCGGTTGGCCTGAAAAAGAGAAAGGCGAATGGGAAGCTATTGGTGCACAATTCGGTAAGAAGACTAACCCATATGTCTACAAGACCTTATTAAGTCAAGAAGAGGTAGACGAGAAAGATTTCTTTATTACTAAGGAAGTTAAGACCGCTATCTATCTTGACGACCAATATGTTGGTAAGAATGCTCAAATTTACGCTTCTGTCACAGGTCGTGAAATCTCCAGAACTCAACCAAGTAACGTAGCTCAGATGATCCAATCGCGATGGATTAAACCTAAGTATATGCTACAACGTGAGATTGCCGGACTTAGCGATTACGAGATTGAAGAAGCTAAGAAGCAGAAGATTGCCAATGAACTCGGTCTCGATATTTACGAAGTTAAACAGATTATTGATAACGGTTTCCCTGATACCATTGTCGACAAGAACGTGTCTGTAACAGGTACTTCTGGTTATAAGTGGGAACTGGCTACTCAATATAAAGGCTTCGAAGATATTGACATGACTTACTATCACAAACTTGTTAAAGACGCGGTTAAAGATGTCTATGCGGTTGGTGATGGTGATATTATTTTCGGCGGAACTAAATTCGCCAATTATGCAAAGGAGTAAAGATGTTTAAGAAAATCAAAGAATGGTTTTCAAAAGACAAAGTAGAAGACGAGCCCCGGCCAATGGGGTTTGTTACTACTGTCAGCGGATTTAAGGACGCTGAGTTATTTGAACCTCGTGTTGAAATCCTTGTAATCCCTGAAGACCAGCAGGAAGTTGTAGGTAGCATCACGAACGCTAAAACTAATGTTCGTATTACCCTACTTGATAATAACATCATCTATTACAATCCTCCTCTCTCTTCCAATATCCTAATGACACCATTCATAGACCTTGAAGAACTAAATGGTATTTTAGTTACTATGCGTGAACAAGGTATCCGTGGCGTCTTAGGTTGGAATATGCCGGTTTAGGAGGACTGGGAGATGTTATATTTAATAGACTCAACTGTACAGAGCCCAAACCGAGTTATGTTTAAGGCGGTTGATTTCTTTGAGAGATATGGTGTTAAGTATAAGATATTATCTACCTATAAAAAAACACGAATGGGTGGTGGCGAATACACACCTAAACTATCTCGTGAGTTGGCTGCGAAGATTGTACGATATTTCGATTACAATATCAAGGAAATCTGTAAATCACCAAACTCATCATATACTAAATATATGTCTAAATGTTCCCCTCAGGCTAAACGGGATTTGAACTCTGGCCGTATTTATGACATGACCTGTTCACAGTTTATCGATTGGATTGCTGAGAACCCCTGCATGCTAAAGATTACCGTCTTGTATGATGACGAACGGGATATTATCATATCTCATTTCAAAGAAGAGGACTTGCGTATGTTCGTGCCTAAGGAGTATCGGTCGGTTAGACGTAACCAAATCCAATATACCGTCCTTAGCGAACTAGGATTGGCGTCGCCTCTTGAAGAAGACCAACCTGGTGCACAATGGTATAAGAATAAGAAGCCTAAGGGCAAAAAAGTACAGTCCTCTATATAGAAAGAGAGGTAAAATAATATGGAAAAACTATTTTCTAAAATTACGGCTGGAGCTTTTGCTGTCGTTGCGGCAACACTAGCATATGACGTATTTAACGGAAGTGGTCTTCAATCCAAATTGAAAGATCTATTTTCTAAAGCTAAGAAGGCTGAGTAAATTACTCGGCTTTTCTTTTTTTTTTGTTTGGTTTATGTCGCAAATTGAAATGACCGATATAAACGAGACTGCTATATATTTAAAGGAGAACTAAAATGAAAAAACAAACTACACTTAAAATCGCTGCTATGGGTATCGCTCTCTTCGGAACTGCTGTTGTTACCGAGTCTGTATTTGCAGATGTAACTAAAGCTGAAGGCTCTACTGAGCTGGTTGCCACTGACCCAGAAGTCACTGTAACTAAGAAAGAAGAAGACTCAATTTGGTCTGATGTTGAAGTTAATATCAAGACAGATATTCCGGATGAAGTCCCAATTAACGAAGGTGACAAAATGACCTTCAATATTCCTGAAGAACTCAACCTTGAAACCAGTTATAACTTCCCAGTCTACAACGAAACTGGCGAAACTGAAGTTGGAACTGCTGATGTACAAGCTAACGAACGTACTGTAACTACAACGTTCAATAATTATTTTACTGAGCATCCGCTTGATAAATCTATTAGCCTCAACTTCACAACAAAAATCAATCGCGAGGTTGTGCAGGAAAACACTAAGCGTAATATCTCATTTAACGGTACTGTCGTGGAAATCAACGCAGGTTCTAAAGGAACCATTAACCCTAATGAGGAGCTGTATAAATACGGTTACCAAGACCGTGGTGATCAAAACCTTATCCATTGGGTTGCTCGTTTGAATTACAAACGCCAAACTATGGAAGACGTAAACATCGCCGACACTTGGTCTGATGACCAGGACTATGTTGAAGGTAGTCTTATTTACAGCTACGTGAAAGACGTTGATCCATGGGTATATGACTCACCAGCTACTCAAGCTCAAGCGAATACTAAATTCAACGCTAATGGTTTTACTACTCATATCGACAAGATTGAGAATAAAATCTTGATGGTCGAATATAAGACTCGTCTTCGTACGCCAGTTCAATATAACCCTACCAATCTATTTACTGCAAGCTGGAATGGCGGATTTGTGTCACACGAAGCTGAGACTAAGCTGTATGATGGAAACGGTCGTGCTGTTGGTAAATCTCGTCCTAAATGGGATAAACCAAATGATGCGCCTAAATACGAGCTTCCGGAATTCGAAGGTGGAGTAATTCCAAATGACCCACCAGTATATGATAAACCATCTATTGACTTGGCTGATATTCCATTAATGCCACCAGCTCCTACATTAGACTTGCCTGAATGGAAAGGTTCTACTGTGCCATTTGATGCGCCTAAGCATGATAAACCTGAATGGAATGGTGGTGTTATTCCAAACGATGCACCAATCTTGGATAAGCCTGAAATCGACTTAGCCGATATTCCATTGATGCCGCCAGCTCCTGTACTGGACAAACCAGAATTGGTTATTCCTGAAGTTCCTACAACCAAAGAAGATAAACCAAAAGTTGAAGCGGAAATCAAAGAATACCCTGCAAAACCAGCTAAACAACAACCTCTTGGTCAGCCTACTCTACCTGCTACTGGTACCAACAAAACATCATATCTTGCTATTGGTGGTGTTGTAATTGGTGTATTGGCTTTGGGTATGGCTGGAATGAAAAAGAAGAAAGGCGATAAATAATGAAACGTGGAAAGAATAATAAAGCCGTTTTAATTAATCGAAGTATTAAACAGATGGAATTCTTCGCTAGCAAGAAACCGGACGATAATCCTCTGGGTATATTCTGGAGGAAGAAAGCTGAGAAATTTAAATCACTCCGCCCATCAAAACTTAAGAAGGTATATCTACAAGCATTTCTTGAAGCTGTAACTATAGCACCACTTGCCAATAATGTATATCACGAGGAGTAAACGAATGAAAGTAAATTCAACTAATATGAAGGGAGCTCATGATGAGCTTCTTTCTATTTTTGAAAAGAAGAACGCTGATTACGGAAACTCTTTCGAAGAGTCTTTGGAAAAGCACGGTATCATCGCGGCTATTGTCCGGATGGAAGATAAGATGGGGCGGTTGAATAGTCTCACCAAGAAAGACGCTGAGCAGAAGGTCTCTGATGAGTCTCTGATTGATACCCTCAAGGACTTATCCAACTACGCCCTTATGACTGCTGTTTGGTTGGAAGATGGGATAACTTCTTCTAAAACAGATCAACCTCCTATTAGCGAATGGGGGAACCTGGGGCCAGATGGAGCTAACCTAAAATCTATTATACAAGACCTAAATAGAATAATACCCGGCATAGCAATAGGGGATGGGTTTATTTTAGACAACAAAAGTTTCCCCAAATCTGTAAGTTTTGCTACAAAATACAAGAAAAGTTTTCAGCATTGGTTCGATTCATATGTTAAGAAGATCCCTTATTATAATGTGGTATACCAAGATCTTGGAGAAGGTTATACGCAAATCTGTATCTATTCTCACACTGAAGGATATAATGCTGAGGACTAGCCTATGTTTGAAAACGGTCTAGATATTGTCCGGGCTTTATCCTCTGTTAGACCGCCTGGTAGACCTCGTAAGTATGTGAGTGACGAAGATATTATCCTATATAAAGAGGCGGGTTGGTCAAATCGCACCATTGCCGTCTCTATGGGTATATCTCGAGCTACAATAAATCGTAGGGTATTAGACCTGGTCAAACAAGGTAGGATTAAACCTGAAGATTATAATTA